CAAACCCTTGTTGTGAAATCGGTCTTCGACCATATCAATTTTGTAACTTATGTGAGGTAAATGCATCGGATATTGAATCCCAGGAAGACTTTGAAAAACGAGTTAAAGGAGCCGCATTTATTGGAACACTCCAAGCGGGATATACTGATTTTCATTACCTCAGAGACATTTGGAAACGAACCACTGAAAAAGATGCTCTTATTGGTGTCGGTATGACAGGTATTGGTTCCGGTGTTGTTTTAGGTTATGATATGAAATCTGCGGCAATTGCAGTTAAAGAAGAAAATGAAAGAGGTGCGAAACTTCTTGGTATCAATAAGGCGGCAAGAACAACAACAGTGAAACCATCAGGAACCTCATCTTTGGTTTTGGGTACATCATCAGGAATCCATGCTTGGCATAATGATTTTTACTTAAGAAGGATTCGTGTAGGTAAAAATGAGGCAATTTACTCCTATCTTGCAATCAATCATCCTGAATTAGTCGAAGATGAATTTTTCAGACCACATGATACTGCAGTAATTACAATTCCACAAAAATCACCGGAAGGTTCAATTCTTCGACACGAATCAGTATTCCAAATGTTGGAGCGTGTTAAAAAGGTATCACAAGAATGGATTAAGTTTGGACATAGGGGAGGACAAAATTCACATAATGTTTCTGCCACCGTCTCAATCAAAGAAGATGAGTGGGATTTAGTTGGAGAATGGATGTGGAACAACCGAAAATTCTATAATGGACTTTCAGTTTTACCATATTCGAACCACACTTACAAACAAGCACCTTTCGAGGATTGTACAGAAGAAGATTTTGAAAGATTAGTCAAGACTCTAACAAATGTTGATCTTACTAAAGTTATTGAACTTCAAGACAATACTAACTTAAGTGGTGAATTGGCTTGTGCAAACGGATCTTGCGAGATTATTTAATGTTAGAAAAGTAAGGAATTTATTATAAGTTCCTTACTTTTTTTATTTCACAATATATTTATATATAATAACAAATACTTGTGAAATATGAAAAAAATTGAAATGATTGGTAAAGTTTTTGGAAAACTTAAAGTTGTTGAAGAACTAAAAAAGAATAAAAATGGTCACATAAGATATAGGTGTGAATGTGAATGTGGTAATATAACAGAAGTTTTTGGGACTCACCTACGTAGCGGCACTATAATTTCTTGTGGTTGTAAAAATAGAATCAATAAAGAAGGGGGTATTAATGGTGATTTATGGTATAACATAACTAGATATAAAACATCCAAAAGATTAAATAGAAAAAATTTAAATTTTAATTTAACCAAAGAATATATTCATGAATTATTTAAAAAACAAAACGGAAAATGTAGTTTATCAGGAATTAACATTAGATTACCAATTAGTTGGAATGATAAATCATATACCGCATCATTAGATAGAATAGATAGTAAAAATGGTTATGTTATTGGGAATGTACAATGGGTTCATAAACACATAAATGTAATGAAAAATATCTTCAGTCAAGACATGTTTATTTTCTTATGTAATCAAGTGACAAAAAATAACAAATTAGTTGATTTTGATATTAAAAAAATCGATGAATTTAAATGGGGTTTAAATACAAAATATTATGAAACAAACTTGGGGAAATGATTTAACAATAATTTATCGAGTATTGTTAGATTTTTATAACTTTAAAAAATGAAATTAAAATGACAGTAAACGCATCAAAAGATTGGATACAACAGTTATATATTCGGGAGACGACTAAAAAGTTACCTGAGCCTGACTTTTATAAAGATGATATGGGAAATATTGTAATGACCGAATCATATCATATCAAAAGGGGAAGTTGTTGTGGGTCAAAATGCACCCACTGTCCCTTCGACCCGAAATGGGAAAAAGGATCAACACAAATAAGAGAATCACTGGGAAACCCCCGGTGATTCTTTTTTATAGAATATATATTCTATTTATAAGAAAACTTATTGATGTATATTTATTCAATATGGCAGACAACATCTCATACGGTATAAATTTTCCATTTATAGACTCTTATGTGGGTAGATATCTTGATACATCGTCCGATTCTGATGAAGAAATACGAAGTAATTTAGTTCATTTATTGATGAGCAAAAGAGGGACTAGGTATTTTCTACCTGATTTTGGAACCCGACTCTATGAATATATATTTGAACCCCTAGATGGACCAACTTTTTCTGAAATAGAACAGGAAATAAGAACTGCAGCAGAAACCTACATGCCAGGGATACTAATCACAAACATTTCAATAACAGATGCGGCCAAGGAAGAACCCTCCTATGGAGATACCTATATAAATGAGAATGGTCAAAGAGAATTTGTTGTCCCTGGAGTGGGAAGATTGGAACATACGGCAAGAATAAAAATTGACTATACAAATACAAATAACGCTTTTGATTCTAGCGATTTTATTATAATAAACGTGTAATATGGCAAATAAAAAAATATCCTATACTACTAGGGACTTTCAAGGAATAAGAACTGAACTTATAAATTTTACGAGGACTTATTATCCGGACTTAGTCCAAAATTTTAATGATGCTGGGGTTTTTTCTGTTTTATTGGATTTGAATGCCGCAGTCACTGACAACTTACAGTTTCAAATTGATAGAAGTATCCAAGAAACTGTTTTACAGTACGCTCAACAAAAATCGTCTGTTTATAACATTGCAAGAACTTACGGTTTGAAAATTCCTGGAGCCAGACCTTCAGTTGCTTTAGTTGATTTTTCTATTACAGTTCCTGCACTTGGGGACCAAGAAGATTTAAGATATTGTGGAATATTAAGAAGAGGGGCACAAATAAATGGTGCTGGTCAACCATTCGAAACTGTTTATGATATAGATTTTTCTTCACCAATAAATGCTGAAGGTTCTCCAAATAGATTAAAAATACCAAATTTTGATCAGAACGGTACTTTGATAAATTATACTATCACTAAAAGAGAAGTTGTAGTCAATGGAATTACAAAAGTCTTCAAAAGAGTTATTACCCCAAATGATGTAAAACCATTTTTCGAGTTATTTTTACCCGAAAAAAACGTGTTAGGTGTCACAAGTGTTCTTCTTAAGGATGGTACAAGTTATGTTGCTCCTCCACCAACACAGGAATTTTTGGGACTAGAGAATAGGTGGTATGAAGTACCAGCATTGGCCCAAGATAGAGTTTTTATTGAAGATCCTACTAAACCATCCGATCAACCTGGGGTTAAGGTTGGTAGATATATTCAAACAAATGATCGGTTCATCACAGAAAATACCCCAGAAAATTTTACAAAACTGACATTTGGTGGTGGGAATGTATCTGCAGATGAGCAACTAAGAGAGTTTACACGCACAGGAAATAAAATGGATTTGAATAAATACATTAATAATTTTTCCTTAGGTAGTTCTCTTAAGTCTAATTCTACATTGTTTGTTCAGTACAGAGTTGGTGGTGGTCAGGCAACAAATGTGGGAGTTAATGTAATCACTCAATTCGGTACAATATCATTTTTTGTAAATGGTCCTGTCGAAAGTTTAAATAATACTGTTATTAATTCATTAAGATGTAATAATGTTACTGCGGCAATCGGAGGGGCAAACGCACCTTCGACTGAAGAAGTTAGACAATATGTAACATTTAATTTCGCGGCACAAAACCGAGCGGTCACTGTAAACGATTATGAGTCGGTAATTAGAAACATGCCTCCTCAGTTTGGTGCTCCCGGAAAAGTTGCAATAGTTGAAGAAAATAATAAAATTAAAATTAAAATGTTATCATATGATATAAATGGTAATTTGACTGAGGTAGTTTCAAATACTTTAATGAGTAATGTTGCTAATTACTTGTCCAATTACAGAATGATAAATGATTACATATCCCTCGAAACGGCAAATGTTATTGACTTGGGTGTTGATGTTGATGTAATTTTAGATGCTAGTCAAAATCAAGGGGCAATTGTTTCAAGAATAATTGAAATTGTAACCGCATTTTTCAGTCCGCTTGATAGAGGGTTAGGACAAAACATAAATGTGTCTGCATTAAGATCACAAATCCAACAAGAAAATGGTGTAATTTCCTTATCTGGCATATTCTTTTTCAATAAAGTTGGAGGTGAGTATTCTTCATCTCAAACTTCTCAACAATATGAAGATCCAGAAACAAAACTAATTAAACTAATTGCAGATACAATTTTTGCGGAACCATCACAAATTTACCAAGTAAGATTTCCTTCTAAGGACATTAGAGTTAGTGTATTAAATTTAAAGACAGTCAACTTTAGTTAATACAACACCTTTCAAAGGTTTTC